CCCCAATTAACGACAATTTAAGATCATATAATTATTCTCCCTAAAAGATAGCTGATTCACAGCTTCAGTGTTACTGCTTCTTAATAAAATCTTCCTTCTTAGCAGGATAATCGAACCCATATTCTTTCTCCAGCATATCGAAGAGATCACCTTTTGCTTTAGCTTTCTCTTCAGCAGTCAGACTCATTTGTCCAGATTTGACAGCAGCTTTTGCTTCGTCTCCACCCCAACGAAGCAGGTTTTCCATTTCTAGAAAAGCAAAAGATAATTCTTTAGTACCAACACCAGAGTTAGGATCAACTCCGTGTCGTGATAATAAGGTTGTATCCTTATTATATAATTCATAATATTCAAGCCAAAGAGGAATAACTTTAGATACAGCCCTAACAATAACATCATATGATTTAGAGCTGAACATTTTAGGTTCAACACTAACCATTTTGGATCTAAGACCAAGTGTCCATTCATCATCAGAACCTACTGTATCAACCCAAGAATCAGCAGCATCCGTATTTGCTTTAAGTTGAGATTTAATAACTCTAAATAGAGGGAATAAATCAAATGCTTCTGTACCAATCTTGAATCGATTAAATATGTTCTTCTTATCTTTAAACATCTTGTCATAAATATCATACTTGTAATCATCAAGTACAGTAAAACCCTCAACAATTCTATTAAGGTCTTTTGTAAACAACTCGATACAGGCCATATCGAAAGTTTCACGTGCAACCTTTTCAGTAACAAGCTGATCAAAATTAGGGTCTTCATAGCAGAATGGTATGAGACACGACTTCATATACTTCCAGCTCTCAAGCATAGAATCCATACCTAACATTGCTCTTCTTAATTGGATTGCACATTTAACTTTGTTTAAGATAACAGCTCTTCTTTCTAAAGGGATACCTCTAAAAGCCATATATCCGTCTATGATGAAACGTATTTTCTCAGGATCAAATCCTTTGTCATATCTATCAAAGAGAATTAATCCCATACGTATGAAACTATTACGATTATGAAATAAACCATTTAGAGGAAGAGGAGAAACCTCATCTCCATTGTAAAATAATCTCTTAGCAAACTCATAGCCTATAAAACTTTTATGAGTTTTACTTTGATTAAATGGTACGTCTATACTATGAAGTAATATACGATAATTCATATCTAGCAAATCATTCCCTATAATAATATCATCACCTAAGATAGCATATTTGGCTTTCTTAAAGGGTATATTACTCATACGGCAAGCAATGTACATAATAAAATGATGTGCCAAAGCAAAGCTTGCCCATGAACTATATGCTCCCATTGGATTTCCGCGACCGTATCTAACAAAACTTGACCCTTTCCTGTTTGGGACCAGAAAAGGATGACCAACCATGATATTTTCCCATGCATCCGCTACGTTATGAGGCACTAGCTTTGATAATACCTTCTTGATAACAGATATAGGAAATCTATCTGTAGCACTTGTTAAGTCAATACTTGTAAAATGATGACCTTTGTCACAAATACCCAAGTTGTATTTTCCACTAAAAGGTTTCCCTTGCTCATGAGTACAGTCTTGAGGTATAGTTCTTAATATTTTAAATAATGAATCATTCAAACTCTTAAGAGCTGTTTGTGAAAAGTAATCTAAGATAGCAATGATACGAACCTTATCTTCTTTGTCACTAAAGTTCACTAACCTCCTAAACTTCAAATTATTACTATTACTAGGTTTCATAGCAACGAATTTATTGAACTCCTCAGCAAATCCAGGAAATGATAATTTGTCCATAACTTCTGATAGTTTACTTCCACCTAGTGTCTTTATTGATTCAAATAGAGAAGGGATATCCCTGATTAATTGATAGTCTAGCATGCTTGTCCAAAGAGCGTGACCATTTGGCCCTGACTTAGATGTAAAATGGAACTCTTTCCATTCATAGTCAAACGATTTAATGTTTAACTCTGAAATGAAATCGTCAAGGTATTTATCAGCATAATGAGTAAAATAGTGATTTATATGACCTTGACTAGAAGTTATAGGAGTGTAATCGGGAACTCTACCAAATCTAAGTGACTTTGTGATGTTCACTAATGTCATAACATAGCGTATAACCGGTATGTTTCTTGACTGCATCAGATCCCGCAAAGGTTTACCTAAACATAATGGGATTCCGTTTCGCTTTCTAACTTTAAAAGATGCTAATGCATACTTTGATGGTCTAGGATCAAAGAGCCAAGTCATTACACATGATCTTGTATCTTTAGCATATTTTATACCTGCCTTTAAACCTCTAGTTTCACAAATTTTAAGAAGAGTTCCTAAATAATGATGTGAAGATCTTCTTATTTTATTTCTTAAAGGTTTATCGTCAAATAACTCAATTAAAATAGCTATTAAAATTCTAAAACTTTCAGTAAGCACTAGTTTAAATTTATTATAATCCTTATTCATTCTATTTTGTTTCATCTTAATCTGAATATAAAAGGCTGACCCCTGACCCCGGCGTAGAGTGTGACAGTTTGTCACACGAGAGCTCTACACAAGAAACTCTCGTAACACGAGAACTCCAGTTACGTTTTAACAAACGTAATGACCATAACATCGAAAGATGTTACGGCTGGTAACGCAGAAATGCCTTACCTCCTCTGAGAAGAGATAAAGTTATGCTGGTTATCCAGCCTCTATACCGAATCACCTTTTAGGTGAGGGGGGTATAGAGTAGACCCCGGTTTACGCCGGGG